GATTGATTTCCATTAAGGTGGATGACTCCACACACATCACCTATGAAGTGACTTGTCACGGACAATCTGCGGACTTCTTCACGACCATCGCAGAACGCAAACTGAACCAATTAGATTTCAGCGAATACAATCACACTTTGTCAAGTGGTAACATCATTGACTCTTGGTCAACCCAAATCTACAAGAACGGAACGACACAAGCATTTGCATATGGTGAAGGTTATTTGTATGCGATGATAGACCGAGGATATTCCAAAACTCGGAACATCACCGATTTCGCAGTCATTGGGATGACTCCTTGCTTGTACGCAAAGACCATCGTGGACAAGATATTTGAGAACGCTGCGTATACCTACACAAACGATTCATACTTCAATGATGAACGATTCAAGAGGTTGATTCTATCACCACCAAACGGATTGTCATTGGCAGCCACCACAATATCGGGAAGGCAGTTTCAAGCGTCACGCATCACAACCGCTCAAACCTTGCAGATTGGAACAACAATGATATTCCAAGATGACTCAACAGGTAGCAACTTTGACAATGGCAATGATTACAACAACACTACGGGCGTTTACACCGTTCCAGTATCGGGAAACTATGTGTTCAATGCCGACCTATCATTCCAAATCACTCCGATTCCTTTTAGCGTTTACACAAATGTCACAATGGAAATTGGAATCTATGTCAACGGGAAGTTGATTGACATCTCTTGGGAGAATGTTGGTGACTTTACAGGAATCATCAACTACACATCCTACATCACATTCCCAAATATTATTGTTGATGCTGGTGATTTAGTGACAATAAGATTCAAAGGATTCTACGATGGCGGTGCTGGTAACTATTTAACCAATGCACAATTCTCATTGGGACTTCTTACAACATCGGTTTTTTGGAACGACCAAAATGCAACATCGTTCGGTTATGGTGATGCAATTGACTTTGGCACATTCTTAAACTCCGAGCAAAAGCAAAGCGATTTGATGATGTCGTTTGTCAAGATGTTCAATTTGTATATTGAACCCGACAAATCCAATCCCAAGATGTTGCGTTGTGTTCCACGAGATGAGTTCTACAATGGAGATAATGTTGATTGGACTGCTAAATTGGACTATTCTCAACCTGTTGAGATTGTGCCGATGGGAGAACTGGAAGCCAACCCATATGTTTTCAGTTACAAGCAAGGTGCGGACACATCTAACAAAGAATATCAAGAGCTTTATCAATCAACCTATGGTTCACGCACATATCAGGTGGACAACCAATTTATCAAGAATGAGAAGAAAATAGAAATCATCTTTACTCCAACACAAATCAAGAACTATGACAACCGTCAAAGGAACTTTGTCTTGTCTTATGTGGAAGCGGAGAAGGATGGTGACCTTCGTATATTCTACTATAGCGGATTGCAGACGGGCGTGAGTTGGAAGTTGTACGCAAGTCCTGACCATTACTCGGTGAGAACAAGTTTGCCAATGACGATCCATTATGACTCATTGAGCAATCCAACCTTTGACATTCTTTTTGGGATGCCGAAGGAATTGGGTGTAGGTGCTGGGTATAGATACGGAAACTCCAACCTTGTAACCAACTTTTATTATCGGTTCTTGAGTGAAATAACGAACAAGAACTCCAAGATTCTACGAGCTTATTTCCGCATCACCCCAAAGGATTGGCTCAACTTGTCATTCTCGGATTCATACTTCTTTGAAGGGCAGTATTGGCGTTTGAATCAAATCAGCGATTACAACCCAATTGAGGATGGAGTGTATTTGTGCGAGTTCTTGCTTCAGCAGTTCATTGAACCAGCGACCATCACCAACAAAACAATTGGAAGTGGTACAGGTGGAGGACAAAGTGAAGAAACCTACGGAGACATCTACCCAAGTGGTAGCAATCCTATCAAGCCCGGCATTCGGAATGTGAGTGTTGGCACAAGTGAGCAAACAGGTAATGGCGTATTTGTAGGAACTGGAATCGTGCAGTCACCAACCAACACGGACAATTCGGGATTCGGTTTGAAGGATGTTGTTTTCGGAACTGATACGAGCGGAAGTGTGGCGTTGATTTGTGATGACTTTGAGGTCAACAAATCGGACACACTCTATCTTGGCAATTACGAGATGTATCCAAGCTTCTTGAGTGGTGGTGCAGTTCGTACGGAAACAACAAATTACAATGTGACCAAAGATGATTGGTTAGTTTTGTGTGATGCGACCGCTGGAAACTTCACCATCACTTTGCCTGATCCATCAGGATTGAGCGGAAAGCATTGGGTATTCTTAAAAACAAATTCAGCACATTCAATCACGATTGACACGGCAACTGCTGCGACAATCAACGGAACAGACGATCAAACCATCAACAACCATTGGGAGAAAAATTGGATTGTGTGTGATGGAACAAATTATTTTGTAATAGGTAACGGATAAGATATGGCACTAACGGCAGCGATAGACCTAACGGTCAAAAAACCTGACTTCAAGTCAATGAAGGCAGAGATTAGAGAATTAACGGTTGCAGCACAACAGGCGGTGATGCAGTTCGGTGAGTTTTCTCCCGAAGCAATAAGGGCAGAACAAGCACTTGCACAAGCTCGTGACCGAATGGAGGACTTCAATGACCGAGTGAAGGCAGTAAACCCCGACAAGTTTGCTCAAGTCAACACGGTTGTTCAGGGCGTTGCTCGTGGATTCCAAGCAGCACAAGGGGCGATGGCTCTCTTTGGCACTCAATCTGAAGAACTTGAAAAGACAATGGTCAAGTTGCAAGGTGCGATGGCATTGGCTGAAGGACTGGAAGGACTGGGTAAAATTCAACAACAATTTACCGCCATTTTTACCAATGTAGTGAGTGGTGCAAAGAAAGCATTTGCAGCAATTAAGGCGGGTATTGGCTCAACTGGAATCGGCTTGTTGGTGGTTGCTCTTGGTTCTATTGTAGCATATTGGGATGAAATCAAGGAGGCGGTTAGTGGGGTTAGTGACGAGCAAAAAGAGTTGTTAAAAAACACTAAAAAAACTGCCGAAGCAAATGAGAAGAGTTACGACAACATTTCCAAGAGTGAGAATATACTTAAGGCACAAGGCAAAACTGAAGAGGAAATTCTCAAACTCAAAATCAACGCTGCCAAAGTATCAATACAAAATCTTAAAGCACAACTTACAACTCAAGAGAATGTTCGCCAAAGTCAAATAGACACGGCTACACGAAATCGTGACATTCTTCAAGGTATGATTCGTTTTGTAATGTTACCCTTGTCGCTTTTGTTAAAAGGGATAGATGAAGCGGGAAAAGCATTCGGTCAAAACTTTGGTCTTGAGGAAGGGTTCTCAAAGGGGATTGCTGAAATGGTCTTTGATCCTGAAGAAGTTAAACAAGAATCGGACAAAGCAATTCAAGCGAGTAAAGATGCTCTTCTTAAATTAGAAAACGATGTTGCTGGGTATGAGTTAGCAATCAAGGATATTAGAAAGAAAGGTGGTGAGGATAAAGAAAAAGCAGATAAAGAGGCAGAGGAAAAAGAAAAAGAACGAATTGCAAAACTTGAAGCGTTAAAGGATGCACAAGTACAATCCGATAGAGCAAGAAGATTGGCACAAGCCAAAACCGACAAAGAAGCACTCAAGATTAAATATGATAACGAAAGGGCAGCGATAAAAGATGCGTACTTTAAGCAGTTAATTGATGCAAAAGGCAATGAGGAAGCCATTAAGTTAATCAAGGCAAAATACCAAAGCGACCTAACAACCGCAAAACTCAACTTTGATAAGCAACAAGCGGAAGCGGACAAGAAAGCATTTGACAAAATGGTTGAAACCGAAACCAAGAATGCTGAAGTAATAACCGCTATATCAAAGAAAAGTTCCGATGATAGAATCAAGCACGAAAATGCAGTTCAACAAAATAAAGATGCTTTATACAAGGCATCAGTTGACTTGGCTAATTCTATTATTGCACTTGCCGGTGAACAATCAAAAACAGGTAAAGCGTTGGCATTGTCGGTGATTGCTGCGGATACGGCAACGGCAATTTCAGGTGCGTTGAGCATTACACAAAAACCATCACCTGACAACATTGCAACAGGTGGTCTTGCTGGTGCTGCCAAGTACATTGGTTTAGCTGCAATGATTTTGACCAATGCAAAAAAAGCAAGGGATATTCTCAAAAGTGGTCAAGCATCTGCACCGTCTCCGTTGCAAGTAAGTGGAGGTGGATTCCCACAAAAGTCTGCACCACAAGTATCATCTACATTGCCTGAAGTCAGCGGATTTGAGCAGAGAGTATTTGTGACCGAAGGGGACATATCACGCACACAAGCAAGAGTCGGAAACACCAAAAGAGTGTCCGTTGTGAAATAACGCTATTTGAATACGATGAAGCTACCAGTTTACAAATTAGACATCAACGAATGGGACGAAGAGACAGGGATTGAGTTTGTCTCTCTCGTGGAATCTCCAGCCATACAAAAGGACTTTCTTGCTTTCTCTGCATTTGAGAACGATTACCCACAAGCAGCGGTTGACAATGCCATTCGTGGAATGGAACTTAACGAGGATGTGAACAACAAATGTGCTACATTGGTTGGCAAGGCAAGAGCAAACCAACTCGCCAACCGTGAGAACTTGTCAATGGAAACAATCCAACGCACTTACTCCTTCTTATCTCGTGCTAAAGAATACTACAACCCCGATGACACCGAAGCGTGTGGAACTATCTCTTATTTGCTTTGGGGTGGTGAAGAGATGCTCCGTTGGTGCGAGAGAATCCTAAAGGTAGAAGGTCAAAAGTTTGCCATCCAAGACGAGGAGAAACGAATCGTAACTGGAGCAGCAATGATTGCCGACCTACCCATTTATCGCAGAGACGATGTGCGTGGAGAATACTATGTGGTCTTTGACAAGGAGAGCATCTTCAAGATTGCAAAGAAATGGGCAAGGGGCAACAAGTATGATGCAGTCAATGCCCATCACCACAGTCCCATAATGGATGGTGTGAGCTTGTTTGAGTCATACATCATTGACCGGGAGAGAGGCGTGATGCCACCAAAGGGATTTGAAGAGGTTGCTGATGGATCGTGGTTCGTTTCCTACCTTGTAGACAATGACGATGTGTGGTCAAGAGTCAAAGAGGGCGAGTTCAAAGGATTCTCCGTTGAGGGGGTTTTTGATTTCCCTGAAGAGAAAGACGAACAAATACTTGAGGCATTGAAAGAAGTCCTTTCCAAGTGGAATGGCAAGTAAAATTGCAACACCGAAACACAAATTCTAATTTTATACAAATGAACGCAAAAGAAACATTGAAAGAAATCCGCACGATGTTGGGATTTTCTGACGAAGAAACCAAAGTTGAGATGGCAACTGCCACCTTGACTGATGGAACGGTAATTGAGTACGAAGGCGAATTGGCGGTTGGAACTGCCATCTTCGTTCAAACTGCCGAAGGCAACATTCCAGCACCTGATGCAACTCACGAGGTTGAAGGTGGTTTGTTGGTTACAACTGAAGGCGGGTTCGTTACTGAAATCGTTGAACCTGAAGTTGAGATTGAAATTGAAGCCGAAGAGTTTGCAACCGTATCTGCATTCAACGACACCGTTTCCAAGTTGGAATCTGCAATCGCTGAATTGTCTGCAAAGGTTGAGTCATTGACTGCATCAAACATCAAACACAAAGAAGCTATGAGCAAAGCGATTGACCTGATTGAAAAGGTTGCTGACTTGCCAAGCGAAGAACCCTTGAAAGCACCTGTATCTACAAAAAAGAACGACCGCTTTGAAGCACTTAAAAAATTCAAAAACTCTATAAACAAATAAAACTATGTCATTTTCAGTAGGATCACTCACTAACTACACCAATGAGCAGTCAACTGACTTGTTGGTTAAAGCATTGTTCGGAAGCAAAACTTCTTCAACTTTGCAATCTGCTAACCAAGTTCAAGTTGGTGTTAAATCAGCATCAGCATTGAACATCCTTGCTTCAACCGTCTTCTTTCAAGCCGATGGTTGTGGTTACAACCCATCAGGTACAACCGCCTTCACACAACGCACAATCACCGTTGGTGCTGTGAAAGTTGAAGAAACTTTGTGTCCAAAAACTTTGGAAGCCAAATGGATGCAAACTCAAATTATGCCTGGTTCACCAACAATGATTCCATTTGAAGAGCAAATCGGTGCTGAAAAAGCTGCCGTAATTGCACAAACTTTGGAAACTGCAATGTGGCAAGGTGACACCGCAAGTGGTAACCCTAACTTGAGTCGCTTTGATGGTTTCAACAAAATCATCGCTGCTGCTTCTCCAGTATTGGCAAACTCTGCACCAACCACTTTTGCTTCTATCACCGCTGCAAACATTGATGACATCTTGGATCAAGTGTACGCTAACATCCCCGCTGCCGTTGCAGAGAAGGATGACTTGGTTTGCTTCTTGGGAGTTGATGATTACAAGTTGATGTTGGTTAACTTGAAGAATGCAAACTTGTTCCATTATGTTGCAGATGCTGCACAAAGTATGGAAATGGTTTATCCCGGTACAAATATGAAGTTGATTGCCGTAGGTGGTTTGAACGGAACAAGCAAGATTGTTGCTGGTTCTTTGTCAAACTTCTTTATGGGAACTGACCTCATTGACGAGCAAGAAGAAGTGAAAATGTGGTACAGCATTGACAACGATGAAGTACGAGTTCGTTTCACTTTCAAAGCTGGTGTGCAGGTTGCTTTCCCCGGAGAAATCGTTTACTTCACCCTTTAATCTTTTAACTTATGGCTTGTTTACTTACACAAGGATTTACTCTTGACTGCAAAGATGCGGTAGGAGGAATCAAATCAATCCACTTGATTAACTGGGCAAGCTCCGGGTTCACCGTTGCCAGTGGAGAAGTTACCGCAACAAGCGTTGCAAGTGGTAGCGTTTATACTTACGAA